TGATACCCTCTGTAATTACAGAAAACAATCGTTCAAACTCGAAGTTACGGTTGACATCATCGAATGTAAGTAGCTGTGTATCAGCTGACACACGTTGATATGCGAATGACTTCGTGAATGAGAAGCCCTTGCCATCCATGATCACATTGCGCTTCAACTGACTCACAGCATTCACAAGGATACCCTTACCTGTACCACCCTCCGGGTTGTCAGAGATCACTTCGTCATTGATAATGACGGCAGGACAATAGCCCGGAGGTTTGTACGAGTGCATGAGATAACCTATCGTTGACTCTATGGACAGCATTCGTGTATCATCGCTTCCGCTCACACGATCTACGAACTGCTTGAACATGGCATCATCCCCATCAGCATAGTCGAAATCACGATCGATCTTCTGCTTCTCCCACACATAGCCCTCAATGTCCATGTAGTCAACCTTCTCATACCCAGTAGCTGTAACCTTAACGGCACAGTTCCTATAGTATAGATATGCTGTATCTATGTTATCACGAACGAATCTCGGATCGATCTTCGAAAGAAATGACAGGTGGTCCTCCTTGAACAGCTTCGTCTTATCGGCAAAGTAGTTATAGATAGACCTGTCGTCCATGCCATACAGCATATCTAAGATGTGATCCTTTATCATATCCTCAGTAGTATCTGAGATTGTGTTGTTCATCACCCTGATAAACACGAAGTTCTTACCTCCGGCCGGATAGTACTTGTAGAAGCCATCGAGCTCAAGGTAGTCCTTATATAGGTGATTGATATGCGTTACGATGCCCTTACTATTCTTAGACCAGAAGACCGTTGGGTCATCAGAGTTAACGTCAGATGCTATCGACTGAACAACGTCTGTAGATATACTACCGTTCAATGTTATTAACTCCTGTGTTGGTACTCCCTTCTTAGCCATAGTCTTAATGGCATCGATCTTCTCTGTATCCTCATAGAACTTAGTGGCGTGTTGTGCTACGTTCTTGTATGCCGAGCGAAGTATATTGATAATCTCCTTATCCTTACCTCCCTCGTCATACGATAGCAGAACGTCCCTTGCTTCACCCTCAGGTATGCCGAACTCATTAAGTGCGGAAGCAAGGACAAATAGGTTGTTATTCTTTTGACCTTGAACCATGCCAAAGTCTCTATTCCACCAAACGAGTAGACGTCTGACTACCTCGTTGTTATTCTCTAATTTTATAGTATTTCTGGAGGTCTTAACCTCGAATACTGTATGATCTTCGGTGAGTATGTCCGTCCATGTCTCGCTGTTCTGATTGACATAGATGTCCGGATCGTATGACTCGTAGCATACCCTCGATATATCCTTACATGCCTTATCGAACTCCGGTACGTTGTAGTACTTCTCAAGCGATAGGAAGTAGTTCTTATGGTTCGATGGATCCTTAGGTATCTTAACTAATACCTTGAGTCCGTCACCCGATGGTGATACGAACACCGCATATGAGTACTTATCCTTGATTAGGACATCCTTATAATCAAGCATGGCCCACTCATCTATGAAGCTGTCGAAGTCTATGCATATGAATCCGCTATGCTCGATGATAGATGAGCTATCCCTCTTAGCAAACTTACCAGAAAAACATATTGCCGGCAGTTGCTTCTTAAAGGTATTACGATCAGCCTTATCAGAAGCCGATCGAACCTTATCAACTATGTCTTTTGACTTGCCTTCTCTTATCCTGTCGATAGCAAAGTCGACAGATCGATAGAACGGCTGTGAGGTATCTATTACTGACTTAAAATATGTTATCATGATTATTGGTTAAAAACCCACCGATGGTTGTCGGTGGGCTGATTGATAATTAGTTAGAACGGCAAATCGTCATCCTCTTCTGTTGTAGCTGTAGCCACAGGTGCTGTCGTTGCCTGTGGTACAGACATCGTTTGTGCTGTGCCGTTAGCCGGTGCACCCTCGATACGCCATGCCTCCAACGTGTTGAAGTACTTAACCTCACCTTGAGGGCTTGTCCACTCACGACCACGTAGGTTGAACGACACCTCTACCGCCTGTCCTTCCATGAAGGAGTCAAGCAACGAGCACTTGTCCTGTGTAACTTGGAACGATACGTCCTGTGGATACTGGCTTGATGTGTCAGTAACAACGAACTCTCTCTTGGAGAACTTCTCTGATACCATTACTGTCTGACCGATCACCTTGATCGTTCCTGCAAACTTGAATTGATTACTCATTTATTTGAATTTAATTGATTACTTTTTATTTTGTCCTTCAACATTTCTTCGCTCTCTATCTTTAGTTCGAGCATCCTGCCAGTGTATAGCCTCTTCAATTTTTGTAATTGTCAAAGCATTTTCTCTGCAAGGGAAAGCTTCATTTAAAGATTCAAATAAACACTTTACATATTCAAGTATATCTACAGCTTGACAACCATTTACGCCAACTTCTCCAACAGGATCTGATTGAATTGTAAATTTTACTATAGGTGCTACCCCTTTTACATCTTCGGCATTTTCAATTTCTATTGAATACTTTCCACCTTTTGTTCCTTCTGTTCTTGGTAAAGACATTTTTTCCCAAGCTTTTACTACGTGTCTCATTTTATATGAATTTAATTGATTACTTGTACAATCCTTTTGCAATACCTTTCACAGCATACATTTGAGCTGTTTCTAAATGCTCCATTGCTATCTCAAAACATCGTTTTTGCTCACTAAACTCATCACCTCTTAATTCGGTAAAATTTGATTCAAAGTTGCAAAAGTCAATAGCATCTGCCATCATGCGTTTAAATGTTCCAATTTTGTCATCTTCTGATGGGTTAAAACTGATATGGCAACGTTTTTCGCCAAGTGTCATTTGTCTTTGGTTTTCTTCCATTTTTATTTGTTTTTAAATTGTTACTTGTTTTTGTTTAATAGGAATTTACGATACTCATCTGCATACTCCATACCCATCTTTATCCTGCGATCCATGTGTTCAACCATATCGTCAGTAAGCTCTACAGGGACAACGGTAAGTCTTAGGTGATCCTCAAGGCCTGCTGTGTTGTGCAAGCTATCGTCCTCCCACTCCGGCACAAGACTCTCCGGTGTGTCTACAAGGCCGAAGAAGTACTCGCCTGTACACCATGACTTATCACCTGTGATGCCTTGTAGCATGTATAGATACGTTCTTACCTGCCACTCGTACTTAGAGTTCTTAGCGTCAGAGATCTTCTTCTTGAAGGTCTTCTTATTCCACGATGACTTGGCATCCTTAACCATCTTCATAACCTCATCAACAATGTCCGGGTGACCTATGATGTTGTTATATCTAAGCTCTGCATACTTGTCACCCTCTACAAGCTTCTTGTGGTCCGTAAAGAACACACGATTGTATAGGTCTATGTTAGCATCCTCAACGTCATGCCCCTTGTCAAGCTCACGACTTGTGTAACTGTCTCTGAACTGATAGACCTCAGAGTCTACGATGTCCTCGATAAGTGTCTTTGCTCCCTGAGGTAGCTCCGGCTTAGCTAATTGTTTATCTAAAAGATCCTTTAGTGTAGCCTCCATTGTAGGAGTTAGCTTTGACTTCTGATTGCCAGACTCATAGTCATTCTGACGGCTCAATAATTTATGAAGCTCTCTCTTCTGTGCTTCCGTTAGGCCGTCCTGGCCTGCGAATAGTGCGTCTATGTTACTTGCTCTGAACATCTCTCAACTGTTTTATTTGGTCTTCTGTTAAACTACGTGTCTCGATAAGCTTCTCTACAGTTGTAGATCCCTTCTCTACGGCAGCCAGTGCCTTCGGAAAGTCTGCATCACTGATCGATGGTTTTGCAGGCTTCTGTACCTGTGGTGCTCTCGAACTGAAACGTAGTCCGTTAACAAGTCCGTCCGGAGACTTAACCTTCTCTACCTGTAGCGTGACAGGTTTGTTCAAGAAGTCGTCTATTGTGAACGAGTTGAATAAACCCTCCAAACGCTTAAAGTTTGCTCTGTTTACTATCATGGGTTTAGCAAACTCCTTGAGCTTGCATACGATCTTCTGCTCCTTACCCATGGATGACACGAGTGTGTCTTGAAAGAATCGTTCGATATGAACGATCTGTGGCACAAAATTGCCGTTAACCTCTAGGTTCCACGAACCTAGGAACTTCTCGTCTTTGTCGAAAAGGTTTCTCCAGTGTTGACTCATAATTTATTTGATTTAATTATTGGGGTTACAAACTTAAGATAATTTTTTTAATCTTTGTTCGTAACTCTCCATTTTGTTAATAACTTTTTCATGCATCACTCTAAGACGATCGAGGGCTTCAAGTCTATTCTGATCTAACGCATTGTCCATCAGCTTTCTAAGATCCTCATCCTTCTTCTTATACACGTCATGGCATACACGCATGCATCCGGCCTCCCATCCTCTTGACTCGAAGATCCATCGCTGATGACGGTTAACGTCCTCATACATGTCAGAGCTAGTCATCGTGTTCTTAACCTCGATCTCTCCGGTCTCCATGTTCTTTTCGATCTTTACGCCATAGTTAAGGTACCATAGTGTCTTTGGGTTCTCTCTGTCTCCTGTCCAGTACAAGGAGATGTGTTCATCATTTTCTAAATCTTTCCAAGCTTTCATTTTCTAAAAGTATTAATGCAAGAACTTCGTTTGTGTGAATGTCGTCCGTTGCGTATATTCCGTATGTGTTACTATTTATTACTGCATCTACCTTCTCTTTGAGAACATAGTTATATCCGTCCATTGCATCTACAACCATCTTTACCCCATGTATAACTGTAGAGTGGTTGCGGTTAAATATGATTCCTGTGTGCATGAAGTTATTGTTCAGCATCCATTGATAGAACATACCTACATTCCTCCATGACTTAAGGTCTTCCTTTCTACTGGGTGATCGTAGTTGATCTATCGTATATGGGCAGGCATCATAGAAGTCATCCATTGAGAATTGATATCCTTCCGGGAAGAGCTTCATGTATTTATTCCTGTCGTAGATCTGTCTTCCTGCGTATTGGTTCATGTTATTTATTTTTTTGCTTGTTGCTTAAGTTCACTCATGTGTTTTAACACCTGATTCTTTGATTTGAAATACATTGTCTCAAACTTCTGAGTTTCAGCATTTAAAATAATTAGCTTCATGTCTCTGAGTGCTCTGGCTTTTGTACAGGCATGACAGACAATGCATCTGCCCATGTCAGCCTTTAACTGATATTTGCGTGAGTTGACAGAGAAGCAGTCTAATGTTTTAATCTTCTTGCATTCAAAACATCTCTTACTTTCCATAGCTTTTAAATTGAATATTTTTCCTGTACTCCAGGTATTGCTGAAAATATTGGTGTTACTTTATATACTGAATTCATTGTATATAACAAATCGTATCCTTCATGTTCCTCCTGTTTCTGTACTTCTGAGGTATGAAACCATTTACCATCACCATAATTTACAAACAAACAGTTAAACTTTTTAGATAGTTCTAAATTTATAAAAGTATTCTTAGCTTTAAATCCTTTATTAAATCCATTAGGATGATTATTTTTAAATTTAGTATCTTCTACTTTCTCCAAATCCATACGCATAATAGCGTATTTGTCGTAGTTAATCTTATTCATAGCTTCTTAGGTGATTGATAGTTACTCTTTAGCCATTCCTCAATGTCTGAAGCAAAGCTTCCATGGAAGTGCGCAAACACATCGTCCCAACTCTCTTCTTCACACTCATCATTCCAGATGTATCCCGATGAGTTCATCGTCTCGATAGTCTTGAATCCAAACGTCTTCCGGATCCATGCGATGTGAACATCGATCGTCCGCTCGTTCACCAATACGTCACCCCAAACGTTCTTCAGGATGTCCTCCCTGGACACTATCTCTGTCCTACGCTCAGCCATGTAGTACATCAGATTGAACTGAAGCCTCGTAGGTCTTATAATACGTCCGTCATCCATGATGACCTCCCTTCTCGATGGGACTAATGTCATCCCGTTCGTTCTAATGTTTAACAACTTGTTCTCCATACCATTCTTCTTTACCGTTTAAACTCATTCTCTTGCCTCCCGGAGGATATACCGTCCGTAACTTAATCACTGGGATCTCCATACCGACCTGTTGGACGGGCTTACTGAAGATCGACAGAACCTTCTTTAGTGCTTTCATAACTTACTTATTATTTTATTTAACTTACCTACATATCCCCTGTCCTCAGCATAGTTCTGTCCCAAGTACTCAAGGTACTCAGACCGGCTCAACTTACTCAAGTACTTAGCACTGTACAGCGCATAGTCAATAGCACAATCCCTCCACGTATCGAAGTATGCGTGGTTATGCTGTGTGCCACGACTTGTCGTTGGACGACTCTTCGCCTGCTTCATGCCGAAGAAGTTATTGTTCTCACGAAAGATGCGTGATCTGAAATGATTGCTCTCCAATACAGCCTGTGCATACACAATGTCCGCATGCCGGACGTTCAGATCCTTCAAGAAAGCCAATAGCTTGTCAGGACTAAACTCGTCAACGCCAGATAGGACGATCTCTCGCTCAGACTGAATGATCTTATACCTTACCAATGGATCGTTCTTCGATAGCTTAATGATCAACACAAAGGTTGTTATCATGCCCAATAGAACAAGCGATAGCCTTACACTAAGTCGCCTGTACGTTAAATTCTTTCTGTCAAAATAGTATAACATAATCTTAAAATTTAGTGAATAAAAAAGAGGGATAGAAAAACTACCCCTCTCAAAACCAATAAACATGAAAACTACTCTCTAACCACAAAGAGTTTCTTTAGACCTTATACCAAGGTCAATAAATATAATGTCTCGTTAACTAATCCTAACATATCTTGAATAATGTTCTGTAGATCCGGAGCATAGTTGTCCATCTCATCCTCCAACATCTTCTGCATCTTCTTCAAATGATCGACAGGCATCTCCATCTCAGTTGCCGGAAGGCTGATCTTCACTCGACCGTTGCGACCGAAGAACTTCTCAACGAATGAATCCGTCAAATCAAGGATGCCGTTGTAGTACTCATCCAATGCCTTATGCTCGGCAAAGCTTGTTGTTTGCCAGTGTCTGAGGTGCATCGCATCTCTCGACTGCAATAGAGCACCAATGAATTTTTCTGAAGTCATAATGCAAAGTTAATAAAAAAAGCCATTGTGCCCAATGGCAGGGATACCTAATCTTGTTTGTATGAAAAGTTTGGTGGTGAGAACAGGATTCGAACCTGTATGCCGATTTGGAAAGAGTTCTCCGCCACTAAGGAAGCTATCCATAGGCTTACAACTTCGGCTATTCCATTAGCGTCTACCATTCCGCCATCTCACCAAATGCTCGTCTTTCCGAGCCGTCAGAGGGTTGAAGTAAGTCACTCCCACAATAGCATTTTTTAGTAGTCAGGACAAGGACTCGAACCTGTATGAATACTAACTTACTGCATCTGCCGCTACATCAGCGCAATTACTATCCTCACTTGCGTCTACCATTCCGCCACCTGACTATTTGCTGTCTTTCCAGCTGTCAACAGGACATCGCTTAACCTGTGGTGTTGATATCATTACACACCTTTTATAGTTGAACAGTATCCAACTACTACGATTTTTATCCAAACCCACCACTTTGAATAATCAGGGAATGGTGGGAATAAGCTGTGTGTTTTTTATATTATCCCTAGAACACACAAACTATGCCGACACACGATTCGGGGAGCGTCCACGCCAACAAGATGTACCTGAAGGTATTTTTTATTTCAACCTTGCCTGTAATCTCCATCTTCGTTCCCTTGTACTTCGGGCTCTATATCATGCAAATATAAATAACCTATTTCTTGTGCACAATGGGTGTATCCAAATCGTCAGTGATCAAGATATTCCCATGGTCAGATCGACCGATCACCCGAATGCCCAACCTGTTCAAATACATAACAGCATCGTCCATGAACGATCGCTCAAGATGAGGTATCACAATGCCCTCCCAATCTTTATTAATGTTCGTCAAACGAACCCTCGCCATGTTGCCATCCGTTGCGTTGATAAACCCAACAGCGATCAAACGATAGACCGGCATGACGATAGGCATCTCGACCTGTTCGAACGTCATAGCGATGTCCTTACTGAATCGAATGTAGCCATCCGAACTCAATGAGTAACCCGTCCTGTTGTCATTCGTTACGAAAGATGGCGAGCCATCTTTGTCAATCTTTGCTACTCGTAGGATCGTCCCAAAGCCATCCGAGTAATATTCTCCTAGTTTCATGCTAATCTTCTACTTCAAAATGATAAAATAATGCAACAAATGCTCCTATAAATACTGCCCAAAACTCAGTCATTACTTTTGAACCAAATGTCTGACAATAGAATCCACCCATTATATAGATGGATAGCAGGTTTATAAATAAAAACACTACAAAAAATATCAATATTGCTTTCATTCTATTCTGATTTAAATATTAATAATTCTTCTTTAACTGCATACCAAAATTCTAAATTTGAATCCTCATATATTTCTTC